CGTAGATTTTGAGAAATCGGTTGATCGCGCTTGCCGGATCAATCTCAAGGTTCACATAGAGGACTCTGCCTTTCTTGCAGGGAAAGCCGAGCCAGGGCTTGCCTTCCGCGATAGCGATGCACAGTTCCATGAGAAGAAAAGACTTCCCGGCTTTGGACGAGCCGGATATCAGCATCTTGTGTCCTCTGCGGAGAATCCCTGTGATAAGTTCCTCCGGCAGTTCCGGCGGATTGTCCTTGAAAGTGTCGAGGGATACCATGTCGGGCAGTTCGTCCGAGATGCCCTCCACGAAATCCATCCAGTCCACCCATGACTTCCTGCCGATATTGGTCGCAACAAGGTACTGGCGGTTGCCGTTCCTGGTGACTCCCGGCATACGGGAGAGGCGGGACGGATTGCGGTTCTGTTTGTCGATGGACACTCCGTTTTTCTCCAGGAAGTCGTAGAGGAACTCCACGCGCTTTCTGTACTCGTCGTAATTCTCCGCATCCACGCGGACGATGGCATGGAGGCTTTTGCCTCCGCTGTGAACGAGCGCCGCGATAGGCAGTTCCAGCTTGCGGAAGACGATATCCTGTTCCGCAACGGGTAGCGTGTCCGACTCCACCAGGGCAAAGCGGAACTTCGTGATGTTCTCGTTCTTTACGCCGTCCCCATCGAGGGGATTGAAGCGAATCCATGCGCCGACCTGCGGTTTCCAGTCGCCGATGGTCGCGCCGAGGTCGTCGGGATGCTTTTTGAGCGATGCGATGAGTTCCCCGGCGGTGCGATCGTACACGCCCTTGCTCGGCAGCCACTTGCCTTCGGCGTCCTGCCACACATCATTCGTGACATAGCCCACGCGGTCGTCTGCGTCAAAGAGCAGTTCGAGGTAGGTGATGAGGTCTGCGGAAGGGCTCCACGAGTCGGGAGCCGTGAATCCGTTGAAACCGTCAGCACCGTCATATTCGATGGCGTCATCCCAATTGAGGCATCCGTCTTCGCCGCTGAAGGGAGTCCAGCCGCGTTCCTTCGCCATCTGGACGATAGTGCCGCCCTTGACGGGAGTGCCGGAGCCGTGAAAGCTGTTCCACTTGCGTTCGCACTCGCCGGGATGATAGCGTTTGTCGTTCCGGGACCAGTCGTCCCATATGGAGCAGGGGTAGCCCTCCTCCTTTAACGCCATGCCGACCGCAATCCAGTCGGCACGGCTCAAGGTCGCCACATCAATGGCTTTCAAAGCCGAAAGTATATTGTTATCCATAAAACAGTTACCTCCTTAAGGTCTGTAGAGCGCGGGAGTGATCCCGTAAGGGACACGCCAGCTATTGTCAGCAAGCATCGAGATGAGGGAACTGGCGTCCTCGAACGCCCAGGTGCCGACCTGCCTGAAACCGTAGCGTTCCAGACAGCGTATCTGTTTCGGCGTTGCAAGCCCCATCTGCTGACGGCGCTGCAGGCGGTCGATGAGAAGGGACGCAAGCCCGGCGTTCCTGACGCTGTCGGCGAAGATGCCCCTGCGTTCCAGGAAAGCGACCTGCTTTTCGGACGGCGGAGCCATTTCCCATGCGAAGGTCGGCACATAATTCGTCAAATCCTCCGCCGCAATCGAAAGCGCATACTGAAGCGGATCGACCAGCTTGCGCTTTTTTCCGCGCATTTCTTCGAGCTGCTTTGCAAGAGCCGCCTCGCGCTCGGCAAGGACATCACGCTCCGCCTGTTCTTCGGCTTCGATAAGGTCGATGCCCTCATCGTCCGACTTCATCTGCTCATCAATCATCTTTGCAATCTTCTCGTCCTTGCTGATGAGAGCGGACGGTCTGCAAAGGTCGTGCCTTGCCGTCATCCAAAGGAAGTCAAGGAGCAGCAGATGGTCTTTCCCAGGAGCAAGCCTCATGCCGCGTCCGACCATCTGCTGATAAAGGGAGCGGATTTTGGTAGGACGCAGGATCACGATGCAGTCCACGGACGGGCAGTCCCAGCCTTCGGTGAGCAGCATGGAATTGCAAAGCACGTCATATCTGCCCGCCTCGAAATCGGCAAGCACCTCCGAGCGGTCATCGCTATTGCCGTTTACCTCTGCGGCGCGGAGTCCCACATTGTTCAGCATGGCGCAGAACTTCTGTGAGGTAGCGATGAGCGGCAGGAATACAACGGTCTTTCTGCCCTGGCAGTAGTTCGCCATCTCGACCGCGATCTGCTGAAGGTACGGTTCCAATGCGTGTCCGATCTCGCCTGCGGAGAAGTCGCCGCTTGAGATGCCGACATCCGCGATATCCAGTTCGAGCGGAATCATCTGCG